CTGAGAGAAGCAGGGTTCCTGCGGTCTCACCGTACCAAACGGCGGCAAGTGATCCTGTGCCAAGCTCACCAGATTTGCCTAAAGCAGAGCCTGATTGGAATACCCACAGTCCGACGGCGCCGCCGGCAGCGGCTAAAGACGCTCCACCGACGTTTACAGCAGTTTTCCAACCATTTTCACCTCCTGAAGTCTTATTGGCGTTCTGTTCTCCGAGCAGGCGCACAAAAGTGAGGGGTGCGACGTTCGCATTCATGAACGCTTTTGCTGCGTATGTTCCGTACATCGGAGACTGGTAGTTACCGTCTCTGTAGATATCACCGCCGCCGTTTCCGGGAACGGTATCACCGAACATTTCCACAAACTGTGAATATGACTCAACCTTTACGGGAGTCATCGCTAGACCACGGGTAGCACGTCCAATGACGACTGGCCCTATTGCATTTGCTGACTTAGGAATGAACGAGTTGTCGATCTCGTTGATAAACACTCCGGGAGATACAAACTTAAAACTTTTAACTGACATATTATTGCCCCTCTTTAGAATAATCTTTGGATTGATGTCTCAATCATAATTTAAATAGTATTTTGCTTGTCGAAAGGATACACTAGTTTTAATAAAAACGCTTTTCAGTTCCTGAAGTGTCTAATCTTCCCACAAATTAAAGTTACCAGGAGGCACTATGGACTCACTTGGGAACTGATACTCTACAACATTCTCATCTATTCTCGCAATTGGAGTGTCGGGATTGTCTCCATCTCCCACCAAATATCCCAAGACATTAATAGTGATTTCCGTGCTGTATAATCTTGAATCTTCGCCCATTGATGCGGCGTTATTCGTTTGACTGAAGCCTTGTTGGACAAAGCCCTCGTATACATGACCTTTTCTCTTCATAGTGAATGCGTTTATCTGCCCTGTACGAGTGATGAACGGTGTTGTTAGCTGGTTGATCTGTTGCTGATACTCAGTCTTAATACTAATCTTATATTCGATATCCACATAAATTGGAATCGGAATCGAGACAGTTTGTATGACCACTTTAGTGTTTCTCCTTGGAGAATACTTCTGCTTAGTGCTGCCGGCATTGGTTCTTGTTCCTGAAGCTGCTGCAAAGTTTCTGGTCTTGTCTTGTACAATCCTTTTTGCTATTACTATTCTTCCGGGACGTCCGTTCTTTTCTACCGAATAGAGGTGCGCTTGGAACGAACCTTTCTTAGCTGGATCTTTAACTATATTAGTTCTCTCGATACTGATTAAGGGAAGCTTTAGGGCCCCAGCGTCATCACGGAGGTCTTTAGAGTTCTTGACTTGAAAAGCCCTTTCAGGAGCTTGCCATAAAACCGGTACGTTTACATACCCCTCGTTCGTTTGGGCTGACAAGTTTAAGTCTTCTTTCAACCATGACACAATCGCATAATCGATATCCTCGATTGTAGACGATAGCATGCCAACTTCTTTTAAAGTGAACTCTCCCTCACCTTCTGGTATCATAGCGAAATCAAAGTTATCAGGTAGCATCGAATAGTCCCTTTCTTGCTCTGCGGCATCTTGCAGTTAATTCAAAGTCATGTTCAACTTGTCCAAAGAGCTTTTTCTCCTCGGAAAGTTTAACGATTTCGTAATAATAAGAGCCGTATAAAACAAAGTCGCCTTCTCTTACATAGAGATCCTGATCTTCTTCCAGCCTTCTATTATGAAAATGTATATTAATCTCCCAAGTTTTATCGATACCAGCGCCGTCCATATAGTCCGTTGAAAAATCGGTATACTCAACGAGTGCGTATACACGGATTGGGGGAAGGAATGTTTTCTCAATTGCCTCACCATATAAATCATGGAAATCCGTTCTATCCATATCAATAGGATAATAGAGAACTTGTTGGCCTATTACCTTTTCAATAAGTTCATCGTTAACTTGTTTGACTAGGTTCCGCTCTTTCTCACCTAAGAATAACGGAGGTGGTGGAGCCTTCGGTTTTTTCCATTCATTTGACATCTAAAGCTACCCCACAAAAATTGGCAATGGAGTAATTTTAAGTACGTTTGACGCTGCATCGCTGATTTCTTGATCTTGTTTCGCAAGCGCTGGGTATTCCATCTCTTTGATCATTTCGACCAACTTATCTCTTAGCTGTTGCTGTTCGTCTTTCGCCTGTGATAGAAGTTCAGCGTGGTTTAAGGTGACACTCTCGCCAGGAATCGGCATAGTGGTAAATTTACCTCGGATTTGCCCAAGCATCTCTTTACAGAGTGCCAGAGCATACTTTCTAATCCATTGTTTACCCATTGAGTTAATGTTCTTAAACGGAAGATTATTGAAAGGAAGTGTATTCACATTATTTACACCTCTAATGGCGGATTTTGGATCGTCATTATCATCATAAGCGCCCATGTCTACATAAAATCTAACCCATATGCGATCAGCTTCGACTAAGCCCCAATAGCTGGGTGTCGGATATAATCTTAATTTGTTGTTGATTATTTCATACGAATAATGGGAAGTTCTTGTGTAGATTGAGTCCTCATACATAACCGCTTGCATCTTGTTTTGCCACGTTGGAATAATCTCAAAGGTTGAATCATCCGCAAACTGCCCATATGTCGACATATTGCCTACGACACCTGCTCCTCCGTAATAGCCATAGAACCGCCACATTGCGCGTGGAGACTTGTAAAAAACTTTTGTGATGATAACCCTCTTACCATCAACTTTCCCGTTGTAATCCACGGCTGTGCCGCTGTCGTCAGTGCCTGATGATGAAGCTGTATCGATTATATCTTGTAAGTCATAATCTTGCTTATCTGTCGAGGGTTTGAACGAGGCTGAGTACTGTGGTACCGTACCACCAAAGCCGCCGGCTGCTGCGGCCGCATCTCCGACTCGGCGCGAATAACCCAAAGTGTATCTTGGGTATTTAAGACTTGCATCCTCTGCACCGTCTAAACGTTCACCTCTGTGGTCAAACGTCCCGGTAGCCTCACCCAAAACATTGGAAAGCACATTCTTGGCTTGATGTAAATTGATTATATATGAGTATTCTAAAACAGCTTCTTCATATGCTGCGTATACATTGTCCGGAGTGAGTTCAATATCAACAACATCGCCTCCGAGCTTCTTATAAACATAAGCAACTTGAGCAGCGGCGCCGCTAATAAACTGGGCGGATGCTGTGTATGCCCCTATCGGAAGGGCGCCGGTAACTTGGCTCGTACTTCCCGTTGAAGTTAAGATTATGGCACTTGTTTGTGACCTTGGTGATAAGTTAGTCGGCATGCATATATTCTCCTACTCTCTAAATAGTGATCTCATAAACAAAACCCCCCCGCAAAAGCGAGGGGGTTTACAAATATAGTATTAGATTACTATTACTCTTCTTTTTTAGCTGCTTTTTTGGCAACCTTTTTCACAGGTGCTTTCTTAGCAGGCTTTACAACAGCTTTCTTGGGGGCTGGTGCTGGTTTTTCAGCAGCAGCCTTTAAAGCCATCCTTCTTCTTGCTGTTCTTCTAGACATTTAGTATATCTCCTTATACGTCTTCTGGTGCAACGTGACCGTAAAGTCTGATAAGGAACTTGCCAGCAGTGTACGCTGCTGCAGCACCACTATCGGTTGAACCACCATACGTCAAGTAAAGATATCGAGCGTCTAAACTGTTGTCATCGAACGCTGCAGCATCTTCAGCGCCAATAACAGCGGCGCCGGCGTTAATTACCGACGTCAGCGACGTTGAGCCAGAAAATGCCTGAGCAGTTGCAGCATGCATCAAGTTAATATCGGTATCACCACCTGTGGGCGTTTCAACACATGTCATTTCAACCAATGTAACGATACCGTTTTCTTTTTGGTTAATCTGAGTTAAGTTTGCATTACCAGCAGTTTGGGCGCCGGCAGCAGATGAACTGTGACCAATGATAGTACCAGTGATTCCAGCCTGATAAAGTGCTCCCTTCGATGAAGCCAAATCAACATAAAGTTCAGTTGTAACTTCGTTACCGCTTTTTATAATTTTTCGGTATCCAACTGAGCCACTAGCACCACTTCCGAGTGAGCCTGTAACTGATTCGCCTGTTTTGCTAAGAGCGTTAAGCCTCTTAACTCCTAATCTTCTTCCCATAATAATTTCTCCTTTTTATTTTATTATTATTGCAATAACTTGTCCTACCCAATGATTCTGTTCCAGCCACCTCGGAACAGGATCTTTCTGTGGGCAGTGGCCTCGCCCAAAGGAGAATATTTCAAGTTACAGTAAATAGTCTCCAAAACCTTAAAAACGAAAATCTCAAAAACTTACCGGCGAAAAAATTTGAGGTTTATTGCCCACAAATACAAAAGCCCCCCTGATTGCTCAGGGGGGCCATGTATAGTGTAAAGACTATTTAGCTAGTTTTAGCTAGTGCCTTGCTCACCGAGGAGTCCGCGGACGATAACAATACCGTACATATCTGGACGAACCATCTTCTTCGCATAACGAGTCATCACGCCCTTGCGAGGCACGAAGTCTTCTGGTCCAAAGATGGTTGGTGTAGTCTGCAGTGGGACGTAAGGTGCATATACGTATCCGCTTTCAAGGAAAGAAGAACCGCGACGACCAACGAGCACTACGTTACGGAGGAAGTAAGGATCAACGATAACGTCGAACTTCTTGCTCAATGAACCAACACTAACTGCTCCGATAGAACCGTTCTCATCGTCATGTGTGACGGAAGCACGGAATCCAGCGGTGAACTCAAGGATGTTGGCAACTTCTGGTCCGCAGACGACGAAGTTAGCACCACCACGCAGAGTCTTGCGATGGATTGCAGCAGAAACATCGTTGATTGTCTCAACGAGAGTCTCGTACCACTCAGAAACAGTACCGGTGAAGTCTGGGGCAGCCGAAGATGCACCAAGCTCAGAGCCATTGGCATCTACAAAGAGACCAGGGGCGCGTGACCAGTAGCGTGTTGAAGCAGTAGCACCGCGAACGAGGTCAGCGAGAATCTCACGATCGATTTCGAGAGCGATTTGCTCTGAAAGAATCGAGGTCAACTCAACTTCGGCGTCGAGGTTGTGGTAGGCGTTAAGGTCTTGACCTAACTCCGGAGTCCACTTAGCCTTGAGCTTCTTGGTTTGTGCAGTAACAGCAATGCTGTCCACCTTGATGTCGATCTCTGGGATAGCATCAGAACCCTCAAGAGCCCACTCGGAAGCGCCGCGAACAGCACCAAGAGCAGTAGGGGAATTGAAGTTATCGTCGATCGGGAAGTTGACAGTGTTTGCTGGTAGAGCGGCGCCAACAGCGAAAGGTGTGAGGGTCTCGGTTTGAGTCTCATCACTAACAAGCACAAGGCGAAGCGCGCGTGCCTGACTGGTTAAACCAGACTGAAACGGAGCACCACGAGAATCAGAAGAGACTCTCTTAGACAAACGACGAACCTGACGAATGTTGCTGATTGCTGTAACAGTAAGAGCACCTGCGTTCAAGTCAGCCGCAAAGCCGGTTGTGTCGTCCTGTTGGATAACATCAGTAATAGCGAAAGCGCCCATGTTCTCGTAATCTGCCTGAGAGAAGACACCATTGGTATCGTCATCAGCCATATCTAAAACAATAGCGTAGTTACTACCTGCCTGAGAAAGAAGATCGGGATCGTAATCGAGCAGAGCCTTC